TATTAAGATATCACGATTTATGCAAATTTAACGATTTATGCAAATAGAATCAAAACTAATATTAATAAATGTAACCATAATGGGAATAATACTGATTATAAGTTATTTAGTGAGTAATATGGGTAATGAAAATTAAATGCAATTACACCTTCGTTCTTAGATTTGCATTTAATCTTTTTTATACTTATATTTGCATTATGCTTTTTTAAGCGATTTAAGGCACAATAAATAATAAAGTGATATAAATGTACTGCAAAAAGCATAAAAATAAACACAACGCATATAATCAATAAAAATGGCAGCAGCAAAAAGAAATAAAAACGCAGAAAAATGGACTCTAGAAGAGGCTACTGTTTTATTTGATGAAGCATATGAACTTTCAATGCAAGATAAATATGATTTTATTGGCGAAATTGCACGAGAATTAAAAACATATCGAGATATATTTACTTATCTTTCTGATAAGTTTCCAGAGCTTTCAAATACGTACAAGGCTATATTATCGAATCTTGAAGCCAATTGTTTTTCGCACTCCAAAAACGGAACGATAAAAGAAGCTACTGCAATAGTAAACCTGAAAGCTAATTACAGATGGAGTGATAGGGTTGATTTTTCCAGCGGTGACAAGCCAGTAAAACAAGTATTTATTATTGGTGGCAAAGAGATTGAAATTTAAACACATTGAAGGTTTTGAATATATGCTCGCAAAAGAATACGGAGTAAAACCTTGCACTATTAAAGACGTAATACTTAGAAAGTCTTGGAGAACAATTTAAAAAAGGAAATATTATTTGCGCCATTCGAGAAACAAACAGAGTTTCTTGAGGCTGTATTTAGCGAACAGTACCAGTTCGTTTTGTACGGCGGCGCAATACGACAGCGGTGGAAAAACTTACGCTTTACTAGGTTTATTTATTCTGCTTTCTAAGATATATGCTGGTTCACGATGGGCAGTAGTTAGAAAAGATCTACCAACAATCAAAAAAAACACTTATCCATCATGGGATAAAATTAAGCCCGTGAACTTTATGGAAAAACACGACAGGGAGCAACACACTGTAACCTTTAAAAATGGTTCACAAATTATATTTTTTCCCGAAAGCTACGAAACTGATAAAGAATTGAATCGTTGGAGGGGATTAGAGGTCAATGGGTTTGGATTTGAAGAAATTAACGAATGTCAATACCAATCATTAGAAAAAGCATTTGAGCGAGCTGGAAGCTATATCATTAAAAACGCAAAAAGACAACCTCCTCCAATAATTGTAGGTACATGCAACCCTACTCAAGGATGGGTGAAAGATAAAGTATATAAGCCATTTAAAGATGGTTTATTAAAAAAATCATGGCACTACATACAATCTAGGATATACGACAATAAACCTCTATTGGAAGAAAGCCCAATGTACATAGAGAGCTTAAAAAATAATCTTTCTAAATATGCTTATGAAGTATTCGTAAACGGTAACTGGGACATACAGCTCAAAACGGGCGGCGAGTTTTTCAAGTCTTTTGAATTGGAACACCATGTAAAGCCATGCAGTTGGGATGTATCTAATACATTACATATAAGCATAGACAACAACGTACATCCATATATCGCAATTACAATTTGGCAATTAGTTAAAGGAGATAACGGATGGATTGCCAGACAGGTACATGAGTTACCGATCAAAGACCCGAATAACACAGCAGGAGGTGCAGGACGTACATTAGTTAACTGGCTCAACGAGATAGACTATAAGCAGCAGTTATTTATTTATGGCGATCCAACAACAAAACAGCGCAATACAATTGATGAGAGCAAGAAATCATTTTTAGACTTATTCCTGGATCCGATTCGCAAAGGAGGTTTTTCAGTTGAGCAACGATTTTTTCATAAAGCTCCACCCGTTGCATTGACAGGCGAATTTATTAACGCATGTTACGATGACAGGGTGCAAGGAGTCGCAATAGAAATATCGGAACAATGTACCACGTCAATCAATGATTACATAGAAACGAAGCAGGATATTGACGGCGGGGTGTCAAAGAAGCGAGTAACAAATCCAGCAACAGGAGTAAGTTATGAACCAAACGGACACTTATCAGATACGAAAAGATATTTTCTATGCAAAGTGTTTCAAGATGCAATGAACACATATAAAAGAGGCGTATCAGGTTACGCTGATTTAATCGAAAATCAAAATCTTAATAAATTAGGTAATAGTTTATTGGGTGGAATTTAATATAATTTTTATATCTTTGTAAAAAATAATCATCATGGCATTTGTTACAATTGACGACATTTCATCAACATTACCAATAGCAGACATTAACCGTATAACAGGGGGTGATGATTACATTATTGACCAGGAATCATCGAGAATAATAGAGCTTGTTAAATCGTTCTTACGTCCTCGCTACGACACAGATGTTATTTTCGCAACCACAGGAACCAACCGCAATCAAATGATATTACAGATTTGCGTAGACATGGTTGTTTATAATCTGCTTTGCCGTGTTAATAACATTGATATACCTATATTACGCAAAGAGCGTTACGATGGAAATTCACCACAGCAAACAGGCGGTGCAATAGGCATGTTGAAAATGATTGCAAAAGGAACTATTGAGCCAGATTTACCATTAAGAGAGGCAGGGCAAATAGACCAAACTGGTAATATAGTAATGCATGGAAATGCAGTAACAATAACTGATAGAAACACTACTTTTTAATGGGCAAAGGAACGGATATAATACGGAACAATCCGCGGGTGTTTGACCTGCTAAGGAAAAAGAACGTAGCATATGAGGTTGATGCGATAACTCAGGATATAATGATAACTAAGCCGAACGAACCTAGAGAATCATACAGTATTAATGACATAGAAGAATTGGAAAATCAATTAAAACATACCTACTCACTTGAGAAAGTAAGTAATGAAAGGAGCTTAAAATGGATGTAAGTTTTTGGAAAAAAGATAAACCAACGATACGGGCGGTAAAAAGACAGGTAAGTCCAATCAATGATGAGATTGAAAAGCAACCTATTGACCGAATTAAAGAATCATTGCAGGACTTTGCTAGTGCTGTATTAGATGCTGAAAATCCATTGCTACCTGAATCATTGAAGTATATTAACCTACTCAATCTATACAAGAATATCGAATTAGATGAGCATATATCTTCACTTGTTGACTCGCTTACCTTTGAGCTTATTCAAACTCCGTTCGATATTATTGATATCACTGGGGAGAAAGATGTTGAAAAGAAAAAGATATTTGAACGGTCATGGTTTTCAAATTTCGTGCGCTATTGGGTAAAATCTAAGCTGTATCCGTTTGGCGCAATACAGTTTACAGGGATTGCAAATAATTCATATACGGGCGTGGAATGGGTTGACGAGTATCATGTCAGACCAACGGCGGGAGGGATTGCAAAATACGATTTTAGTGAGGATGTGTTTATTGATTTCACTTCGCAACCTTGGCGGAACTGGGTATATTTTGCCGAATCGGATAAACATTTAGGGCTTTACTCTGTTATTGCAAAACTATTCATCATGAAGCGTGATGTTCGACAGTTTTGGGCTGTTTACAACGAGCTTTTCACTACTCCGTATTACATTGTGAAGACGGATTTTAATAATTCAACACACAGGAAATCGTTACTGGATTTTCTTACCAATAGAAAACATTCAGGTTTTGGCGTTATTGACCATGAGGATGAGATTAGCCAGTTATTGACATACACAGGTACGGGCTACGCCTCTTACAAAGACTTCGAGGATTCCATGAACAAAGGCATGAGTAAGGCAATACTCGGTCAAACGATGACCAATGAGGACGGATCAAGCCGCTCGCAATCTGAAGTGCATGAGCGCACGAAAAACATATTTATTAATAACTACCTTACGCAGTTGGAATACTGCATTAATGAGCGCATTATACCAATGATGCAATCGGTTGGATTACCTATTGATACGAATTATCAATTAAGGTATAACCGTGAGCACTCGATGACACCAATTGAATGGGCGGATGTAATAAGTAAATTACAGGGCTATAAAGTTGACAGTGATGATCTGTTTGAAAAGATTGGTATAAAAGCTGAATCAATAGACTCCGCTCCTGCATTTGCGGAAGGTAAAGTAAAAGCTATTTACGAAAAAATAAAAGCGAGTTATGGCAACATTTGAAGCACGGGAAGCACAAGAGATTTTAAATGATATGGTAACGGCGTTACAGTCTAATGCTGATTTGTATGATGTCGATTCAGATGATGACACGAAACTAAACAACCCATCGAACGCATCAATTTGGTATAACCTATTGGGGCTTTTTTCAGTTGCTGCTAATATTGTAGAATCTGAATTTGAAGACTTACAAGATGACATTGATGCAAGGGCGTTGGAAATACCCGTAGGCACTGAGCGTTGGCATGCAGCCGAAACTCTCAATTATCAATATGGTGACGCGTTAGTTTTGGATAATGGAAATCCTATATATCCAATAATTGACACCACAAAAAGAGTAGTGAACCTAGTAGGTGCAACCGAACAAGAAGGTATTGTATTAATAAAAGCAGCTAAATTAACGGCGGGTGTTCCAGAAGCGTTATCAGCTCTCGAAAAATCAGGACTGGAAGAATATTGGATAAACAAGCGATTTGCAGGAACATCATTAACCGTGATTTCACAAGCAGGGGATGAGTTAACCGTAACCGCTCGCATCGAAGTAGATGGTCAATTGATTGCATCCACTGGCGAAAGCCTGTTAACAGCTGGTGTTTTTCCAATTGAGGATGCAATAAAGAATTATATTGCAACACTAGATTTTAATGGGCGGTTTAAAGTTATGTCATTAATTGACGCTATTCAATCGGTATCGGGCGTACAAAATGTAGTAATAAATGAATGTACTGCATTGTCATTTGGCAGTGCATCCGCTGTTATTATAACCAATGCAGTAGATAAAGCCTATATAGCAGTAGCTGGGTACATGAAAGAATCAACATCAACGCCATTCAATACAACATTAACTTATATAGTGTGATGAATTACCAAAAGTACAACATATCAATCGAAAACATATACACAAGGCTAATGCCTTACTTTTACTTGCGTGATGAATCGAACGTAGCCAGGATAAAATTTGTTGAGCTATTAAAACTTATCGCATCATCTCTGCAAGTTACACAACAAGGTATATTTTACAAATGCCAATCGGTATCCACGTTTTTAAGTTACACTGGCAATCACATGAGTTTAGAAGCATACTTAAACGATACTTATGATGCAACACTTAGAAGGATAACGATAACCGAAAACAACGTATCACAAGCAACGGCGGAGGTATGGTATAGAGCGAGTGAAACCGACACGGAAGTAAAAGTATGGTACACGGCGGCAGAGAGCGACCCCGACACAAAGATATGGTTTAAGGCGGAAGAGTCTGGAGGCGGGTTTAATTTTACTATAAATATGCCTTTAAGTGTTGTATTTACAGAGGATGTATTAAGAGCGCAATTAAAAAACTATGTACTTGCTGGCAAAAGATACGATATTAACATAATTTAATTTATACGAAATGAATTACAAAGAATTATACACTGGCGGCGAAAAACCAATGTCATTGGAGGAATTTACAAGACTGGATGACAGCACACGGGCGGCGTTATTCTCGTTTGCCAATGCCATAACCAACGGAGAAGACGCTGTATTATATGGATGCGCTGCAACCGTATCGGGTAGCATAACGGTAACACCAGGATATATTTTATTGAACGGCGAGATACTAGAAGTTGAAGCGCAAACGGTGGCCGATACGCTTGGCAGTGGTTTATGGCAATACACCAAAACAACTACATATGATCCAACTGGAACCAAGACCTTCGTTAATGGGATTATTAGACAAACATGGAGAAAGGATAGGGGTACGTTGGTTAATGTAGCATCAATAACTTCACTTAGTGCTTTTGGTTATCAACTTAGGCTTATTTCTACTATACGAAATACGATTGCCGAAAAAGATGTGTCACCTACTTTAATTACGCTAATAAACAATTTCACGGGAGGTATTTATTATGAACGCAGAGATAATATAGTTACATTGTATTTTGAAGCAGTAACCCGTAATGATGCAAATACATTAATGGCTCAACTACCTGAAGCGATAAGACCTAACAAGCAATTATTTATTAGAGTAGCTGCAGGAACTGGCTCATTTGTAACCGTAGAAACTGGTGGGGACATTCGATGTTTAGAAGAAACATTTACTGGAGTGTATACTACATTAACATACATAGTAGACTAATGACACCTTCAGACTTCAATAGCGACCAATTAATAAAAGCAATCTTTGATGGCAATACATCCCTTGTTGCTTTGCCTGATGACTTATTTAGGTTTCATTATCTAAACACGTATGCGGGGGTTGTTATGGGTTTTGGATTTACTGAGGATTTAAAGGGTAAAAGAATTGACGTTGCAACGAAATTCAAAAAGAACATTGAAGAGTTTTGCGGATCAAAGACGTTTCAACAAACAGCAACGCTAACAGATTCGATGTTTACGCTGGATGGCAAACGGGTGTCGTTCTCAGACTTTAAAAAAGCGGCGGACGGAATCAATATGAATTACAATAAGAATTGGCTCAAAACAGAACTTGAAACATCGTATAAGATTACGCAAGATGCAGAAAAATGGGCGCAAATTGAAGAGGAACAAGACATATTCCCATTGTTGGAATATAGAACGGTAGGAGATGGGAGGGTGCGCCCAGAGCATGCAAGTTGGCATGGCATAATTAAACCCGTTGGCGATCCATTTTGGGATGATAAATATCCTCAAAATGATTGGGGGTGCAGATGCGAAGTGGTGCAACGCAGGGATGGACAAGTAACAAAAAAGAACGGGAAAAAAAACACAAGTAAGGTATTTGCGAACAACCCGTATAAGACTGGCAAAGTATTTACCGAGAAACATGATTACTTTGATGTGCCTAGTGCTTATAAGGATTCACAAAAAAAGAACTTTGGATTCGTAACACCAACTGACAAAGAAGTTAAAGAACACATAAAGAAAAACAAATGGCAATAGTTAACATACCCGCTCTTTTACCTTCGTTTGGTGATATTGCACAATCGCTCCCTATTCGCATATCAACGCTAGGAACTCCGATTTATGATGATGTTACATTTAGGGCTGGCTCTTATACTAATGATAACGGTGATACGGTTACATATAAAGGTTTTTCATTGGAATCAGTACAAATAACCGTTAACCAATCAAAGAACATCGTTGAGTCGCAAGTGGCAGGACGTAACGGAACGGTGAAAGAATATATTTCGATGGGTGACTTTGAGGTGAATGTCAATGCAAAAGTATCGGAGCTTTTCAATGTGTTTCCTTACGATCAAATGGAGACATTCAATCGTATTAAGAACTCACCCGAAACGGTAAAGGTAACAAGTAAGGTTCTAAATGAAATATTCGAGGTTGAGGATTTCGTAATTAATGACATAACACTTTCAACTATACCAGGCTCAATAAATGAGGTTGACCTTCAAATTAGAATGACATCGGACGAGGACATTGACCTTCAAAAATTCCTGTTATGATAAAGAAAACTAAAGGGGACTTTTTAAAAGAACTCAAAGAAAAGCAGGCTAACTTTCGCAAATTGCAGCGTGTGTTACCTAAAATATTGGGTGAACAAGCTGCATCGCACTTCAAACAAGGGTTTGAAAGAGGCGGAGGTATGACAGATGCAGGAAGTTGGAAACCACGAAAAAGACAGGAGCGGGCACGTACCAAAGACGTAAATCAAAGAGCCACACTCGTAAAATCGGGTGTACTTAAAAAAGACATCAAACGTCGTAAAACATCATGGGCCGAAACGGTTGTTAGTACATCTGCATTAACTGAGGACTATGCGAGCGTACATAATCAAGGGTTAAGGGCTGGGCGTGGCAAAGGGTTTACCATGCCAAAACGTGAATTTATTGGGGAATCGGCTCGCTTACGTGCAAAAGGACAGCTCACGATACAAAAAGAAATTAAAAACATATAAGCATGAGCAGCATAAGAACCGAACTATATAATTTTTTGAAAGCCATTATCTCGGGCAAAGACTATACCGATTATATGGATACTGAGCGCACATTTACAGGTATAAGTGAGGTGTGTTATTTTGGTTTTTGGAATAGCAACATCACATTGACTGACAATAACGTTATTCCTTTGCCCGCCGTATTATTTGAAATTAATCAAAACGCAAACTTTCGCACATCGCTAAAAACAACGCAATTAGATACGGTAGGAAACATCAAAGATAACGTAGTATTTACGCTGCATATCTTACATAGT